TTTTTTTTCTCCTTAACCATGTACCATACGGGCTACTTATTGCCCCCTGCAAACAGTACATGGAAGTACACTATTTTATTTTTCCACTTAACTACTGACTAATCGTCATCCTCGTAAGAAAACATTGACATCTCCGTCGACGGAAAATTCCTCAGGTCCCATTTATCACGGTCTATTCTATTCTTTAAGATAAGAACATCTAATTTTGGAAAACCATTACGTAATTCCTCCAAGGACATTTTTCCCTTACGAAGGTACTGAGAAAGATCACCCCCCCGCTTGGCCTGGAAGTGTTTAAATAAGACTTCATTAACGTCCGTTATCTTAACCTTAAGGAAATTAAAGCCCAACATAAAAACATCACGCAAATACTTGTAGGAATCCATATTTGCCGCATACGAATCATAAGCCATTCCCATTGCAGACAACATAACATCCATCACATTCCGGCAAGGATCAGGTTCTCGCCCGTATACTAATCTGTAAGAATAATCCGATATTGGTCGCCATGCTAGCAGACGAGGCTGTTTTATGCCCTTCCATGGATTGAGAACCAAGCGACGATGTAAAAATGAACAACCATCCTCCAACACTGCTCCACTCTGACTGACCACTGAAAGCAACGGTTTATCTATTTTAATATCCTTAAAGTGCATATCAAAAAACTGTCGTGCCCAAACAATATAACGAGAGAATCCAAATATATGAACCAAGGACCGTGGACATCGATGAATCAAGTCATCCCCATACACAATCATTATCAACTGAAAGTGTAGTAAAGCCTCTGTCGCCTGCATTGCCTCCTGAGCATCTACCAAACGAGATATCTCATAACAACACCACAAACAGAACAACAAGAGAGAAACCCAAGAGTCTGCATGCGAGGTAACAACAGAACCCGAAGGAACCCCACCGTAAACGATAACCCAGATACCTGCATAAACATGCGTAATCCTGGTAATCAACCAATCAAAAATAGTCTTTAACATTCGCTTATAGATGGGCCAAGATGCTATTTTCTTGTTATAATATATTCCGCCGTGTGCTATAAAGAACTCTAGTAAAACACGGTGTAAGGACTGATCACAGTTAATTAAATCACCCATAGAATAGACAGCAGACGTCGGATTATCCCAGTCATAAGATAGCAACTCAGCAATACGATCAGCTCCGCCGTAAGACCAAGTATGACCAATACAGATATACCCTCGCTCCAAATTCTGGCGTAATGTAAAGAGGACACGTTCAACCAAAGACTCTTCATCCGAAGGTATAACAAAAAACCTAAACTTATCGGCATACTTCCGGTAATCATCCCCTGTATACTTGTCATACTTGCCATAGGTTTCATCCTTACCTTTCATAACCCATGCCTTATTTCTTAGCACAGGCTGCTGAAAGGCTGACTTTCGTAACATCCTATTCACATTCTTAACCGCCCGTTCATGGGACTCAAACTTCTTCC